CTCTGACGTTGACCGTATAAATACAAATTTACAGGTCCTTAGGAAAGCAGGCCTTTCTAAGCGCTCGTCAATCGGTGAAGGAGGTCAAAGCTTCACGATTATAGTACGAGACGCGACGCGGGCCGGCGCGGTGGCCGTCGAGGTGACGGCGCGGTGGTGCTTGCAGAAGAGGCAAGGACTGAGGTAGAATCTCCCTGACCGGTTGCATTCCTAGAACCGGCAAAGATTTCTCCAGGGAGTACCTCATCGCAGCCTGGAAGGCGCGATCCTCTTCTTCGGGGTCCCCTTCAGCCGACAACGCGCTTCCGATGAAGCGCCATTGACCTGTCGGCTCCCCGACTAGACGGAAAGTCAGTCCGCCACGAGAAACAGACGCAAAAGCGCTGCCGGGCGGGAAATGGATCAAAAGTCCGGGATCGGTGGCGTCAAAGACAGCCATGGTCCGACCTAACGGGTTGATCGCTGGCTCTTCCTCTAGGAAGGCTGTGAGCGGGAGCGGCTCGTCCTCGTCGGGTCTCCTGATATTCAAAGGAGGTCGAGAGGAAGGTGTGGCACGAGCGCGCTCGGGTGGGCGTTGGAGATCGCTGTTCGTGTAGACGAACGAATCAACCTGCCGAGTGTGATGGTAAAACTCGACTGGGGGTCCGGGAACCGGCTTTTGTTTCAAAGCGGACCAGACTCTCCGAGGGAAGTCCTTCGGATTGATGTCGCCAGCTCGGAATCGTAGGATTGTGGCCGACGCGAGGCGCGGCCAATCGACGATTTCCTCGAGCGGGGGCTGCCAGATCTGCAGCTTCTCGTCAGTGATGGGCTCGAACAGCGCGGGAACTTTTCCTTTGGCGCCCTTGGCGAAACGGGTTAACCGGCATCCGTAACGGAATACCTGCTGACGCCACTTCTCAGGGTCGACCTTCGGAACAAGACCGATCGAGGGAACTCCGTTTGCGACTCTCTGTTTTCCAGAGCCGCGGCTCCGAGGACCGGAGCCAACTTGAAATTCGACGAGAATTTCGGGTTTTCGGAGGGCAGTCGTCTTGATGAGCTTGACGTACTGCGCGAGAACATACGAGAGGCGAAGGCGTGAGCCAACGTCGCTCGTTTCCCTCGAGACCGGGAAGCCCCAGTTCTCGAGCACAATCTCCATGGCCGGCCGTTCCTCCCAATGCGAGCCGAAGCGTTTGGCGTAGTACTGCGCGCTCTCCGCGAGCTGCGTGTCAATCCATGACCGCGGCTTGCGGGGCGGCGAGAGTAGCTTCTGCCGACTCGTCTCGTCAAGGAGGGCGATCGCAGTGTGAAACTTGCGACCGTCATCCGACGCTGGGGGACAATACGGAAGGCCGACGCCACCGAGGCGCGGCGTGGCTCCAAACTGGACGCCGGGCGGGACAGTCTTCAGGATGGCCGCATGATAAACGCGGAAGATTTCCATCCAGCGACGCCCGACGGGCTCAGGAACATCGAGTACAAGTTCCTGGGCTCGTGCGCCCAGCTCCCACCAACCCATGGTTGGCTTGAGATCCTGACCCGCCTCCTGTCCTTTCTTCTCGAAGCCGCGCAAGAGCGCTTGATTGAGTCCGCCTATCGGCTTGAAGGCTGTGAAGCCCGCCGGACCGCGTGACTGTTCTTCGAGTTTCTTTGGATCTCCCGATGCCTCAAGGGCCTGACCGTAGTGACGGATGCTTCGGAATTCTGAGTTCATGACGCAGAAGGTCCGGGACCAGTAATTCTTCCCTAAGGAGAATTCCAGGCCGGCTTCACGCGCCAAGATCTTCCAGTATTCGTACTGGGTCCGGGTCTGAACGGCTGCTATGTCGTCCCCGTTGACAACGAGGGGCGCATTCGGCTCCAAAGCCTCGGATGGCGTCAAGCCACTCCCGAGACTGCCGACGGCGAAGTTCACGACACAGAGGACCGGGAAAGAAAGGATGGACCCCATGAGCTGACCCCACTGCTGCTTGACGGGATCCCCGGTCAGATCGGAATTGACAACGTCAATGTGAAAGACGTGTCCGATCAGATCGAGAATACCAGCAACGTAGTACGGCGAATCGACGAGGCGCGAACCGTCGGGGAGACGGACGGCCTTGCAGATCTGCTTGTGGGCGTAGAAGGACAGCTCAGGGTTGAGGTTGTCAGTCGCATTCTTGAAATCACCCGAGTTGATACCCTGATCTGGCCGCATTGGTGCGCTGAAGTGTCGCGCCCAATCTTTGTCGGTGATAGGGTGTCCGATGAACTCGAAAGGAGGACAGGCTCTGAGAACGCCGTGCACGAACTTTTGAAGCTCGAGCAGGCGGAAGGTCGGAGCGGCCTCGCCCAGGGTGATGATGCGAGTCTTGCCGGGCTCTTTGATGGCGAAGGGCAGAACGTGGATCTCTTGCGACTTGACGACGTCGATGACTTTCTTGTCGACGAAGTTTTGGAAAGACTGCAAAAGATCAGTTCCAGGCGTCGGGATCGTTCGCGTCTCGGGTAGGCCGGAGACGCGGCCAGTCGGCTCCGGAGCGGAGTCGTAGCCGCGTTGGCAATGGACCGTTGAGACCGACTCGTCCTCTGGCAGGTCGCCAGGTTCGATGTCGGCCTCGGGTCTTTTCTCCCCGAAAAGAGAGGCGAGCGAAGGCTCGGGACGAAGGAAGGTTTCCTTGTACCAAGTCTCCATGAGGTAGCCAAGACCGCCACCCCATGTGCGCTGGAACTCGAAAGAAGCGTTCGAGCTCGGAAGTTGATCGGTGGGAACGAAAGTCTTCCCCGTGAAGATCAACCGGACGACCTCCTTGATCCGACGTTTGATGACGCCGATGAGATGGTCGCCTTCATGACGGGTTGTCATGCGGGCGATGTACTCTTCGACATTCTTCTCAACGAAGGATTCAGGGACCGCCGGCCAGGCCGTCTTGGACAAAAGGATATCAGCGCAACGACCGATTTGAAAATCGCGATCGTGTGGCTGTGAGGTGTCCAGAGAACGGCCGCCACGGAGAATGGTGGAGCAAGCGGCATAGACCCAGCCGCCTCCGAAGATCCCGGGCCGCTGTCCGGGTTCCAGACCTGCAACTATCGGCACATCGCCCTCGGACTGTCCGAGACCAACCGCCGCGAGATAAGTCGTCTGTTCCTTGACGAATCTTATAGCGCTGGCAGGGTCTCGCTCGTACCTCGAGGCGAGGTGTTCAACGATGTTGCAGGCCGGGTCCTCGTCAATACCATGGTGCGGGGTTTGACGAGCCGTGAGGGCGCGGTACCATGCGCCCCAGACCGCTGACGCCCATTGAACGGCGTCAACAGAGGTCAGGAGTAAGCGATCTTCCGGGTTCATCTTCGGATCGAAACCGGCACGGTCGAGCTTTTCCTGCAGGACTAGGGTCGACTTCGGGTCGGCTCCTTGCAGGTCAAGTAACAAAGCGCAGACATGCGCTCTCCGCGACTGAGGTTCCTTCCAAGTCTTTTGACTTAGATGGGCTTCGGTCACACTCTGTACTAGCTTGCGTGACACTTCCATGATATCGCAGATGGTTGTTGTTATGCTTGATTTAGATGCTCTTTAGGTC